CAAAAACCTCAAAATCTGCTGGTAAATCTGTGACTAGATCGCTTGAGGTTGGCATTTGCCAGCCAAAGTTTGTTGTTGGGTTTGCCATGTTGTCTCCTTATCAGACCACTATTGTCGCACGTGCCCAATCAAGCGTTGGCGACACGCCCGACCAAGTGTAAGTGTTGGAAATTTCATTCCATTGCAATGCCTGCAATGAATAAGCTACTGGCGAAATGTTTAAGGTAATTGAAAGCTGATTGTACGACGCCTGAAATGACCAGCCTTCGACAAAGCCTTGAAAGATGCCGCCCATGTTTGCAGGTAGGTCGTTGATCGCCACTGCCTCGCCCATAAATACGCCAATGAGGTTATCTCGATCGCTGTCGTCTAGCTCAGGATTTGTCAGGTCAAATGTAATTTCGCTAAAAATTGCTTGAGGCGTCTTGCGTAGATCTAAATAGAAATTTGCCTGTGCTGTCGCATCAGATGCGTTGTGCAAGGTTGTCGAAATAATCTGGGACAACGTGCCGTACTGCAAAATTGATGCAGCGTCGCTTGCGCTTTGCTCTGAGCTGCTAGTTGCGCCATATTGAATTGTGACATTGTTGCGAACGTCGCCTGCTCTAGTCTCGATACGCAGACCAGCTGCACGTGCTTGATTTGCTGTCAATTGGACATAGCCATTATTCGACAGATATTGACTGCGGTGTGTTGCGTCAGCGTATGAGATGCGCCCCAATGCGTCCTCGTAAATGTAGCCAAGACCTGATGTTGCCAGACTGGATACCAAAGAATAAACGTCTGTCCGATCACTAGATCGTGCCGCAAGCTCATACTCACCTGGTTGATCGATCTCTCCTAGACCAACGTTTTCTGCCGTTGCCCATGTTGTTGTTGGCTCATAGGTTGCCCAGGTTAAAGCTGCTGGTACTTCTGCCCAAGTGTTAAGCAATAAGTCTGACAAGATTGTGTAAATCTGATCACCGTCAAAATCCTTAGATAGCACGCCGTTTGTTAATGCTTTTGGCAAACGAGACAATGCGCCAAGTGCTGTGATGCTATATGTCTGGGTGAACATTGTGCTGCCTACGTCGCGCACCTCAAGACCAATGTCAACAACTGTGCCACCAAAGATCGGCACGTACGTCGCTGAGCTGTCTTGCACCTGCACCGAAATGCTGCTATTGATGTTAACAGGAATGGTTGTCTGGTCAAGGTCGATCAGCTGCAAATTGACGTAGCCAGCCTGTGCTTGCTCATAGATATTTGTGCGACCTGAGGTGATCGTTAGATTAGCCAAGACAGCGTTTGTGTAAGCAACGCCGTCAATCTCAATAAGCCAGACTGGCGACCATTGCGTCATCTGTCAACCAGGTTGAGTGCGCCGCCTGTGCCGCGATAGAAGCTGTTATTTAATGTGTTGACAATTGTGCGTGCTGTGCCTTCTTTATCAATTGCACCAGTAACGGTCAAATTGATTGTTGTGCCCATGCTTTCGGCTTCGGCTTTTCTAAAACTGCCAACATTAAAATTTGAAATGCCTGCACTGGCTGTTGCGGCACTAGCTGCGACGCTGGCAGCCTTTGTCACGCCACCTACGCTGCCGCCACCTGTTGTGCCACCGCCTGACGGTGCTGTGATTGTGGGTATCTTTCCCACGCTTGTTGTAACTGTTGGTGTTTTGATTGTTGGGACGCTTACTGTCGGTGTTGTAATCTTTCCCACGTTTGGCAAAAATGGTATTGCGTTGTAAGCAGAAATAAGGGCGTTGATACCAGCAACCGCCCCGGAAATCAATCCATTCAAAATCTTTACGACGCCAGCAATAACGTCAATGACGCCGCCAGCGATCTTGCCTGCAAGTTGTAAGGCAGTGCCTAAAACTGTGCCGATAACTGGTGCAACATAGGTTGCAATAAGTGAACCAAATTCCCTGAACGTATCGGCATTATCACCAATTGCGTCTTTTACATAACCAAACGCTTTGAGCAAACCATTGATGATCGGCGTAAATGTATTGACAATGACATTGCCCAACGTCGTGATCACACCGCCAAGCCCATTGCCGTTAAGGCTAAATGCATTGCTAAAAGCATTAATAATTGGCAAAGCATTGTTGTTGATAAAACCTATAAGCTTTTCAATAATTGGCAATAACGCAAAACCAATTGTTTCTTTGGCTTCATCAAATGCAACTTGCAAACGAGCTATGCGACCTGAATAGGTTTCAGCATTGCGTGCAGCTGCGCCGCCAAATAACTCTGTGAGCTTATCCTGCACGTCGGTAAACTTCATGGTCTTTAATTCAGCGGCGGATAATCCAATGCCCAATTTGCCAAGTGCTGCGGTGTTACCGTCAAAACCTTTGCTTAATGCAGCTGCAACGGTTTCTAAAGGTTTGCCCGTCGCCGCGCTTATGTCTAAAGCTTGGGCAAGTAATTGCTGGGCTTTTTCTGTGTCGCCCGTCGATCTAACCAGTCTTCCCAATGCTGGTCGCAGCTGATCGTCAGCAACACCAGTTGCCAATGACATTTGCAGGATTGAATCCTCCGTGGCTGCAATTTGTGCCTTTGTAGCCCCTGTGGCGTTTTCTAAAGCCAATGCAAGCTGTGTCTGTGCCTTTTCATCTTCAATGGCGGCTTTGACGCCTTCAACGCCGATTTTGATTGCATAAGCACCAGCGGCCGCGGCAGCAGCGGCAAAAGCTGCGCCAACGATCTTGCCAACCTTGCCCATTTTATCGCCAAAAGTTTCGACGTCTTTTGTAGCGGTTTTAAGCGATTTGTTAAGATTGTCAACGTCGCCAAGAATGGAAAGTTTAAGGGTACGACTGCCAGCCATTACTTGTACTCCTTAACGATCTTTGAAAACGATTCTTCCCATTTTTTTACAATTTCAGGTTGTGCGCTTCGAAGTGTTGGATAGATAAACCAGCCACGTGACCCGCGACCTTCACGACCTGACCAAACTGGAAATTGCTTGAACTTATTTGAACCAAATTCATAGCCTCCCCAAAGCTGTTGAGTTGTACCACCGCCGCTCAACTTTTGACCAGCAAAACCAAATGAAATTTCGCCAATCTTTGATGACTTGGAAACCTTTGATCCGTCAGCAACGCGGTTATCTACCAGGTTGCGCGTACGGCTTGACGCAGCCGATTTAATTTTGCCTTGAACGTAGGTTGCCAATTCGCTTGTGGCTTTTTTGGCTTGATCCAATGCTTCGTCGTCCATTGCTTTAAAAGATCGCACAATGGCGCGCAACTCAGCTTTGTCGTAGCTGATCGCGTCCTTAGCCATTTGCTCGCCTTTCTAAAATCTCAATGACCGTCAAAATGTCTTCGGCGGTTTCAAATACGTTTGGTGGTAGCCCCGTGGCCAGGGCTACCTCCCAAACAATTCGACTTAGGCTTCCGACTGGGTAGCTTTTGGGTTTGCTTCACCAACGATCACTTCGGAAATTGTTTCAGTCCAAATGTCGATTGGCTTTACTGGCTTGCCCGCAGCTTCGCGCTTCATGGCGTTATAGGCCAAAAAGACTAGATCTGAAATGCCGATCTTTTCTTGCGCTTGTGCAATGGTGTTGCCTGTGTGCTTTTCCCATTTAACCCACTCAGGCGGCGCAGCTGTGTAAGTGATCTGCGTGCCGTCGTTGTATTCAATTGTGATTGGTAACTTCATGTTTCCTCCCGATTATTTTTTAAGCAAAGTTTTCGGCTGGTGTGCCAATTACTGTGAATGATAACGATACTGTCTGTGCGTCAGGTGCGCTGCCTCCCACGCTTGGAAATGCTGGCAAAATCTGGAATGTAAATGTTGCACCGCTTGCAGCTGTCATGACTGTGCTGATACCTGCGTCTGGTGCTGACTCTGTTGCATTCCACAAACCTTCGCAAAGTGAACCTGTTGCGCCCCAGTCTGCAAGCATTTCGACGTCAAATGTGAACTGATCGTCAATGTGCTTGTAAACCTTGCCGTCAAGTGTTTGATAGGTTTCAATGGTTGGGCTGTTTGACAATACTGCGCTTGTTGCTTGGGCGTCGTAATTATTGCCACCAATAGTAAAGGTGACGTCGCGCCCAGTTATTACTGTTGTTGGCATTTTTACTCCTTAGATTGTCTGTGTG